AAGAATATTACGGAAAAGAATCTGAAACTGTTTTAGCTTTAAGACAAGCGCAAAAAGATGCTTACGATGCTCAACAATTAGAATTTTACGAAAAAGATGCCGATGCAGCTATTGCGAGAGATGACAAGCAAAAGGCTCAAAACGCTAAACAAGCTGAAGAACTTAAAAAAATAGAAGACAAAAAACTAGCTGATATTGTTTCTAATTTAGAAACCGAAGAAGCTGCTAGACAAGCTCAAATAGGAATTGTATCAAATAGCATAGCTGGTCTACAAAATATTTTTGCTGCATTTGGAAAAGAAAGCGACGCTTTAGCTATTGCTGGAATTATAACAGAACAAGTTGGCGCAATATCTAAGGTCATTTCAAATACAACTGTGGCTAATGCTAAAGCAATTGCAGCCAGTCCATTTACTGGTGGGCAGCCATTTGTGGCTTATAATACAATTAGCGCTGGCGCTGGCATAGCTGGATCAGTAGCTGGTGCTGTAAAAGCAATTGCGGATATTAAAAGTAAAAAGAAGACTGCATCTGGAGGCGGAGCTGCTGTTTCATCAGGAGGCACGCCGCCAGTATCACAACCGCCAGCATTTAATGTAGTCGGTGAAGGAGGTACAAACCAATTGGCGCAAGTTATAGGACAACAAACACAGCAACCAGTCCAAGCGTATGTAGTGGCTAATGACGTAACAAGCGCACAAAGTTTACAACGCAACATTCAGTCCGAAGCTGGAATAGGGGGGTAAAAAACAAAATAAAACAAACTTAACTATATATAAATATGAGAATAGTAGAACTTATTTTAGATGAAATGGATGCCACCTTTGGGGTTGAGGCAATTAGTGTTGTAGAACATCCAGCTATTGAGGAAGATTTTATTGCACTAAATAGTGATATTGTAGAACTTCAAAAGGTTGACGAAGAAAAAAGACTTTTACTAGGTGCTTTATTAATTCCAAATAAGCCTATTTACAGACGTAATGGCGATGATGAGTACTATATATATTTCTCAAAAGATACTGTCTTAAAAGCGTCTCAAATGTACCTAATGAATGGCAATCAAAACAAAGCCACAATGGAACACCAATACGAGATAAACGGTTTGTCACTTGTTGAGAGTTGGATAGTAGAAGATGAGGTACACGACAAGAGCAGAAAGTACGGAATGAATGTACCAGTCGGAACTTGGATGGGTGCGATAAAAGTAAACAATACAGACGTTTGGGAACAATTTGTAAAGACAGGCAAAGTTAAAGGCTTTAGCATTGAGGGTTACTTCGCTGATAAAATGGAATCGCCAAACGACAAGACGATTAATGATTTTGCAGAGATGGAACGCATAGAAGAAGAAGAAGCGGAATATCTATTGGCTGAGGTTCGTGCTATTATCAAAAACGACAAGCGTACAAAGTCAGGTAAAAAATTAGAGTTTGAAAGTTTTAGCGACTATCCCGATGCAGTAAAGAACAATGCGAAAAGAGGCTTAGAGTTAAACGAGAAAGTGAACAACAAGTGCGCTACACAAGTGGGCAAAGTTAGAGCGCAGCAATTAGCGCAAGGCAAGCCAGTAAGTATGGAAACTATTAAACGGATGTATTCTTATTTGTCAAGAGCAGAGGAATATTACAACCCAAGCGATACAGAGGCTTGTGGCACGATATCATATTTGTTATGGGGTGGTAAGTCGGCAAAGTCTTGGGCAGAATCTAAAATGAATCAAAATGGCTAAGATTGTTGTTTCGGTTTATAAGCCTAAAAGCATAAAAAGACCCGACGTGCATAGTAAAAACAATACAAGTGTTTTGAAAGCAAGTAAGAATTATAAAAAGAAATACAGAGGTCAAGGAAGATGAGAAACTATTTAAAAAACTTTATACCCAGTTACACAAGTCCAAAAGGTGGTCGCAGAGGGTGCATCTGTAAGGACAAAAGAACATACTCGTCTAAATGTTGTGACGGAAGTTTACAAGCACAAGGGATAGGAAGAATAAGCGGAGAGCCTCAAAATTTCTTAGCACAAGAAAACGAAGACTTAATACTTCAAGAAAATAATTATAATATAAAAACATAATGGCGAATTTAAAGATAAGCGAATTAAGTCCAGTTATTGCGGTTACAAACAATGACGTTCTTGCAATTGTAAATGGAGGCGAAACTAAAAAGATAACGGTTGCTGATTTGGTAGCTTACAATCAATTAGGTTGGAACAGGATTGACGATACGGTTTATACCTCATCAAATAAACTTTCGCTTTCTAATGGTGTTCAAATTACTTTGCCAAACAACGGGGGCAATATAGTTAAAGATGGCGATTATACTTTTTATAATCCAGTTACAAATAAGTTGTTAGGTAATAATGTCAATGATGTTTATATCCTTACGGTTGTTTTTTCTTCTGCTGCTGCAAACACAAATAACACACATTTAGATTTTACTTTAGAGGGTAGTGGACAGATAAATAGAGTTAGCAAATCATTACAATACCACAAAGGCAATGGAGTTGAGCAAAACTTTCACGATGTTTATCAATATTACACCGATGCTGATTTTGTAGCTAATGGGGTTACACCTAAAATAGTTGCTGTTGGCGGTACTGCTGAAATATGGGACATTATCTTTTTTATACAAAGAACGCAACGCTATATTTAAAAATACAAAATAATTTTTTTAATACTATATATTTATATGAAACCAAGTGAAATGCTAAAAGAAGTAAAAACCTTGCTCGGTATGGAAATCAAACTAGAGCAAATGAAATTGGATAACGGTACTGTTTTAGAGGCAGAAGCGTTTGAAGCTGGGAACGAAGTTTTTATCGTTACAGAAGATGAAAAAGTAGCTTTGCCAATTGGCAGTTACACACTAGAGGATGGTCGTGAACTTGTTATTGAGGAAGAAGGCATCATTAAGGAAGTTAAATCTATGGAAGAAGAAGTAGAGGAAGCTCCCGAAGTTGAGGTCGAAGTTGAAGCTGCTGACGAGCCTGTTGCTGAATATGCAACCAAAGAGGAACTAGCCGAAGTCAAGTCTATGATTGATGAAATCAAAGCTATGTTAGAGCCTAAAGAAGAAATGAGTGAAGTTAGTCAAACTGAACTTTCTGAAATCCCTGTTGAAGTTACGGAAGAATTGTCTGCTCCAGCAGTTGAACCTATTAACACAAGTGCAGAAGTTGAAACTGAAAACAAAGGTTTCAAATTAGGTGCTAAAAGAAATTTCTCAACCATTGACAGAGTTTTTTCAAGATTAAACAAATAAAAAAATAAATTTTTAAATTATGCCACAACCAACAATTACTACTACTTACGCTGGCGAATTTGCTGGTAAGTACATTGCCGCTGCTTTATTAAGCGGTAACACTTTGGCTGCTGAAGCCATTACAATCAAACCTAACGTAAAATTCAAAGAGGTTATCAAAAAAGTTGATACTGCTGGGATTATTGCTGATGGTTCTTGTGACTTTACCTCTGCTGGGACAGTTGCTTTAACTGAAAGAATCCTACAAGTAAAAGAACTTCAAGTGAACCTTGAATTGTGCAAAACTCCATTTGAATCGGATTGGGAGGCTGCTGCGATGGGATACTCTTCTTTCGATGAATTGCCTAAAAACTTCAGCGATTTCTTTATTGCTCAATTGTCTGCTCAAGTAGCTGACGCTAACGAAACTGCAATGTGGTCTGGTTCTGCTGGTGCTGGTAGCTACGATGGTCTTTTGGCTCAATTGGTTGCTGCTTCTGCTCCTTCAGTTGCTGCTATCGCTATCACTTCTGCCAACGTAATCGAAGAAATGGGCAAGGTCGTTGACGCTTTGAACTCTAATGTTTACGGTAAACCAGATTTGACACTTTACGTTTCTCAAAATGTTGCTCGTGCTTATGTTCGTGCTTTAGGCGGATTCGTTGCTACTATCGGTGCTAATGGTGTAGATAACAAAGGAACTACTTGGTACAACGGAGGTCAATTGTCTTTCGATGGTATCAATATCTTTGTTGCTAACGGTCTTGCTGATAACCGTATGGTATTGGCTGAGAAATCAAACTTGTTCTTTGGAACTTCTTTACTTGCTGATCACCAAACCGTAGCCCTTCTGGATATGGCTAATCTTGACGGAAGCAAAAATGTCCGTTTCATTATGCGTTATTCGGCTGGAACACAAGTTGGAGTTGCTGCTGATACTGTTGTTTACACAGCTTAATTAAACACTAATCAATTTTAAAAGGGGTGGGTAAGCCAAAAAGCTCACCTACCCTTTTTTAATAACTAAAAAAATATAAACTTATGGATTGTTCTTTAACAACTGGGCGCAAAGTACCTTGCAAATCGGCAGTAGGTGGCATTAAAGCTATCTATTTCGCTGACTACGGAACTTTGGGTGCAGCTACAATAGTTTCGGGAGAAATTACAGCGTTGGCTGGAACTCCTGTTTGGTTTCAATTTGACGTAAAAGGAAGTTCGTCACTTGAAACCGCAATTAACTCGTCTCGTGAAAACGGAACGACTTTTTATGAATCTACCTTGACTTTGGCTTTAACATTCCAAGATAAGGCTACACAAGAAGAATTGAAATTAATTGCTCACGCAAGACCACACGTTGCAGTTGAGGATTATAATGGAAACTTCTTTTTAGTTGGTTTGGAACACGGTGCAGAGGTTACTGGCGGCTCAATTGCTACTGGTGCTGCTATGGGAGACCTTAGTGGTTACAATTTAACGGTGGTTGGACAAGAGGTTGCTCCACCTTATTTCGTTACTCCTTCGGTTATTACTTCTGACGCTTCGGCTACTCAAATCGACCCGACTGCGTAATTACATTGCGAGTACTTTTAAAGGGGTGGCGAAAGCTGCCCTTTTTTTTTGAAATAAATCCAAAGAGATACAAAATTTCAAACTATTTGCTATATATAAATATGAAAGTCTTAACAACAAGCACAAGCGCACAAGTTATAAAGGTTATACCTAGAAGCTATCCAGCAACAGTAACATTAAAGCTGCGAGACGATAGCACTAACGATGTAACTACCGCAACGGTAAGCACAACGACTAACAGAGACTATTTAAGCGTATCTCACGCATTTTCTTTGAAAGAGGGTAGGTTTTATGACTTAACACTTTTGGATGGCTTAGAAGTGATTTATTTGGATAAAATATTTTGTACTGACCAAACAATTGACCAAGATACAAACGATTATTATTCTATAAACAAAAACGAATATATAAGCGAACCAAGTAATAACGATTACATTATATTATGAACGATTTAAGAGTAGTAAATTTATCGACCTACACAAGTCCGCAAGTAATGGAAACCAAGAACGACAATTTCGTTTCTTATGGAGAGGACAACGACTATTTTCAGTATTTGATTGATAGGTATAACGGAAGTCCTACAAACAACGCTATTATAAATGCGATGTCTGAAATGATTTTTGGTAAAGGGTTAGATGCAACGGACAGTAATAAAAAGCCCGAAGCATACGCACAAATGATTACTTTGTTTCACGATGATTGTACTAGAAAACTAGCCTACGATTTGAAGTTAATGGGTCAATGTGCTATCCAAGTCATTTATTCAAAGGACAGAAAAAAGGTTGCAAGGGTTGAGCATATACCAGTAGAAACATTAAGAGCCGAAAAGTGCAATGAAAAGGGAGAAATTGAGGCGTACTATATGCACCCCGATTGGGCAAATTACAAGAAGTCAGATAAACTTACAAGGATAGAAGCGTTTGGATATGGCAATGCACCGATTCAAATTTACTATGTCAAGCCTTATCGTGCTGGGTTCAAATACTATTCGCCTGTCGATTATCAAGGTGGTTTGCAGTATTGTCAAATGGAAGAAGAAATATCTAACTTTCATATTAACAACATTATGAACGGTCTTGCTCCGTCGATGCTCATTAACTTTAACAACGGAACGCCCGACCCCGAACAAAGGCAATTAATAGAAAATAGAATTTATCAAAAATTTAGCGGTTCGTCCAATAGTGGCAAATTCATTTTGAGTTTTAACGATAATGCCGAAACTGCTGCGAGTATTGAGCCTATACAATTAAGTGATGCTCATAACCAATACCAGTTTTTGTCCGACGAAAGTATGCGAAAAATAATGGTTGCCCACAGGGTGGTCAGTCCGATGTTGCTAGGGGTTAAAGATTCAACAGGACTCGGAGGAAACAACGCCTTAGAATTGCAAACCGCCTCAACGCTAATGGATAATACCGTCATCAGACCGTTTCAGACGCTTTTAATTAAAGCCTTTGATGGTATATTGGCTTATAACGATATATCGCTTAATTTATACTTTAAAACGCTTCAACCGTTAGAATTTACAGACCTATCAAACGTGGTAGATGCTGAAACTAGAGAGGAAGAAACAGGGGTAAAATTATCTGCTGATTTAACAGACGATGAGTTTGACGAAGTACTTGCGAATTTGCAATGGGAAACAGTTGATGATGATTGGGAGTTAGTAGATGAAAGAGAATTTTCAGAAGATAACGAAAGCATTGATGACTGGGCAAATAGCTTAATCAAAGAAAAAAAGACAGGGCTACAAAAATTAGCCGACTTTATTAAGTCAAAGCCTAGCGCAAAAAGTTTCTTAGATAAATCGTATTACAAGGTGCGATACAAGTACGACCAAAAATATAGCAAGGGTAAGTCAAGGGCGTTTTGTGTTGCGATGATGGCGAGAACTGCCAACGGTGTTGTTTATAGAAAAGAGGATATTGACCAAGCATCATTTCAAGGGGTTAATAATTCATTCGGGCATCAAGGTCAAAACTATTCACTCTTTAAATACAAAGGCGGTGTAAACTGTGGTCATTTTTGGATGGAGCAGCTTTATAGACTTAAACAAAAAACAGACGGAACATTTGTAGAAGATAAGGCATTGTCTAGTAGTGATAAGGTTAGTAGCATTCCTCAAAGTTATATTCCAAAAGGCGAGGAATACGAAACAGCTAAAATAGCACCAAAGGATATGACTGGTGATAATAAAAATGGGCATCATCCAAATTGGATAGCTCAACATCCAAACTATAAAGGATAAAATATGGCAACTGCATTATTTATATCAAGAACGGACTTAGTCAAGAATAGTATCTTAGATGGGAACGTAGATACAGACAAGTTTATTCAGTTTATCAAAATCGCACAGCAGATTGATGTCAGAAACTATCTAGGCAGCGAACTATACAATCGTATAAGCAATGACATTACAAATTCAACTTTGTCGGGCAATTATTTGACGCTTGTAAACGATTACATACAACCAATGTTAATTCACTTTGCAATGGTTCAGTATCTACCATTTGCAGCCTATCAAATTAAAAACGGTGGAATATATAAACACCAATCTGAAAACGCTGAATCGGTCAACAAGGATGAGGTTGATTACTTAGTACAAAAGGAGAGAGATTTTGCAGAGTACTACACAAAGCGGTTTATTGATTATATGGCTTTCAATCAAACTTTGTTTCCCGAATATACTAGCAATAGCAATGACGATATATATCCCGATACAAACGATTTATTTAATGGCTGGGTGCTATGACATACAAACCAAAAGAAACAAATGTTAAACGACTTAAAAAATACTTAAATGCCGATACCAAAACCAACACCGAGCGAGACGCAAAACGATTTTATGACGAGATGTGTAGAAGTTATGGTAAAGGAGTTTCCGAAAGACCAAGCGATAGCGGTATGTTACAACGAATGGATAAATAAATAAACAATGGCGAACGAAATATACGATAGCAGTTGGTGGGGGGTTGCGTTAGAAACAGCTTCATCAATAGGAACAAAGACAGAATTTTTTAGTGGTCAGTTTAAAATGAACGAAAGGCAAGAAGTAGAAGCCAAGAAATGTATTGCTGACTGGACTCATATAACTGGATTACAAGATTTAAAACAATAGAAATGGCAAAACCGAAACTAGCATTAATCCCAGCAGCGCAAGGATCAAAGTTTTATTCCGTACTACCGTCTGACGGCGTGGGAGATTTTAATTTTACAAGAGCAAGCGCAGCGACAAGAATAAACAAATACGGACTTATAGAAACCGTTGCAATTGGGCAATCGAGATTAAACTACCCATTGATTGATGGTGTTGTAAAGGGATGCCCAAGTCATCTTTTAGAACCTGCAAGGACTAATTTAGTTACTTATAGTGAGGATTTTAGTAGTAGTTGGGTTTCAAGCGGAACAAACCCTCCAGTATTAACTCCATTACAATTTATTTCTCCAGATGGAACACAAAACGCAAGTAGATTGCAATTCCCAAGTACAGGCACAACTGCGATTTTGCAACAATTATTTAGCCATACAAACGGACAACAATATACTATAAGTGTTTACGTTAAATCTAACTTATCTTCTAACCAACAATTTAAGTTATTTGGAGATTATGGCGCTCCGAGTGGAATAAGTAGTGTTTTAACAGCAACAAGTGAATGGCAAAGATTTACTTTTACATACACCGCAACA